CTCTGTGGCCATGTAGTCAAGTATGTATTCCGGCATATGATCGATGTCTGAATACAGCAGCAACTTCTTTGCATTTTCAAGCATCGCACCTGCTGCCCGCTTGATAGCGTATGAGATCGCGATGACATCCGGGTCACTCTTAAATGGTTCTGGAAGCAGATCTATGATTTCTCCATCGTATAGACTGATCATTAATCGTCCTCCATTCCTCCGTAGACAATGTTTACGGTCCCTGGTATTGCGACCGCGTCCGCTGCGATCTTCTCAAACACTGGTCTTCGGTACTCTACCCGCTTCGCGCCTGCTGCGACGATACGCTTCGTCAGCTCGTTCGGGTTCAGGTCCCTGCCGATCTTCGACCGCTGCCACAGCTTGTAATCCTCGATTGCTGCGCTCACTTCCTTCTGGATCGTCTCGGCCTTCACCTTGTCCGACAGATTGATGTAGTATGTGAGGTCAATCGCATATGTCTTCTGCGTCGGTGCCACCGTCTCGACCTCATCCGTCAGCATCTTCTTCGTTTTATCCATCACGAAATTCTTTAGTTCTTTCAGATACTCCTCGCCCGGGATAGTCCCGCCCGTGAGGAGAACTGCAATGTGCACGATTCTAGGTGATGGCGATGTTACGAGGACGTCCTCCACCGTCGGATCAAACGCTCTTACGATGTATTCGTAGGCTCCGGTCGTTCCTCCGGTCGTGAATCCGTCCGGTGCTGCATAAATTCGTGCTCTCAGGTCGTCGTCTGATTCCTGGTCGCGACCACCTTCCGGCGCTGTCGTATTCCAAACGAGGTCGATAAATGGGACAGGGTCCACCATGACGTTCAGTTCGCCGACTGCATAATCGTTTCCTATTGTTCCAGTCGTCGTGCATGTCGCTGTGACGTCAATATAGTTCTTCCCGATCGGAATCTCCGCGTACTCATCCGTCGCGAAATATATAGAATCTCCAGATGTCACTCTGGACCCTGCCGGAATCGGCGTGACCGATGTTCTTACTGAGTCCATCTTGAAGCGTACGGTTGTCGTTGCTCCGGACGCTCCTTCGCGCGTGGTCTTCTTCATCGCTCCGAGATTCTCGAGGAATTTTCCTGGCGCGTATTTGAGCAGTCCATTTTTACCCGCCGTGTCCACGTACATGTATCCCTGGAATATATAATTTGCTGCTGTGGACAAGATCAATCTCCGGTCGTCGGCGCGACCGAGAGATATGTCTTTGCCCGTCACCTCTTTTCGCTTCTCTTTAAACCACTGAATCATGTTTGACTCGAGCTGTTCCTGTGTGATGTTGTCGATAAACGAAATATCTGGATAATTCAGAATTGAATTGATATCTGCCATTATTCGTTCTCCTCCTCCGATTCGCCCGACTCGGCCATCTCGACCTGAATGGATGCGGAGGTGCTTCCGTTTTCACTGTGTGTGAACTGTACATCCGTCACCCGCACTCTCGGCTCATACTCCTCGACTTTCTCCATCAGCTCTGTCGCGTAGTCATTCTCTATATCCTCCGGCACTGACGACAGCGAAGCCCATCTCAGCCCAAGCCCTCTATTCAGCGGAATCGACCCTTCTGGAATCGACAGAATATTTTCGAGACACCTGATGGCATCCGTCATCTCTTCTGATTTGTCATCTGTTGCAAAACTGAACTGCATGTCGCCTCCTTAGTCGCACTCCATCATCGTCACATCAATCTTCATCGAGTAGATCTCGCCCTTTTTAAGCACTACATCGTAGCCCGCCGACATGCCGGTGATGATTGCCTGATTCAGTATTCGCTTGCCGCCTACGACAAGCGGATAGTGGCTCCCCTGCCGTGCTCTGATCAGCAGAGTTTCCTCTACTTTCCTCGGCCTGTGACACAACAGTGCATTCAGTTCGATCGTGAATGTCACTGTTTCGAGGTCCGGTCCTATGAATTCGAGCTTCGGTTTCCTCCCGCCGAGTACTTTATGCTTCTGTATGTTTGCCGAGAACGAATGCTTCATCCCGTCGAATGTCAGTATTCGCTCATCGCTCGTCTGAAATCTGATTCCAGATCCCCAGTTTCCAATCGTCATCCGTCACCTCATGAAACCTTGTTTTTGATTCTGATGAGATCTTCCAGCGTGATCGATCCGGCCGCACCAGACAGTGTGATGCCACCGCCCTGTGCTGCGATCGACGCGCCTCCATCCACTATTTTCCCGATGATCACGCCGGCCTCGCCACCATTCGAAAGGTGTAGAACGAGCACCTGATCGTCCTTTGCAAGTGTTTGCTTGCACCCGAACGGCGAGAATATCTTCATCTTCTGCGTGACCATCCCGCTCCGATCCGGATAGTAGATGGACGCTGTCCCGGACCCTGCATCGAACGAGGAGACGAAACCGATTCTCACGTCCTGCCTGCTTCCCATATCTGTTCTCCTATAGTCTGTCGAAAATCTTGTACCCTTTGACGGTCATTTTGTGGCCGGATCCACCGTTCACCGAATGTGTCACGCTGGTACAGAAATACTTTCCATCCATTCTCCCCATCCCGGAAATCATAAAGTTGTCCGTCGCATACAACTCCGCGTCGCAATTCCCGATGGTTGTAAATTCGATGGTCACGGCCTTTTCGTTCTCCTCGTTTACCTTCGCTGCGGCTTTACGCATTGCCTCTGCTTCATTCTCACAGTGCTCATTGATCTGCATGATACGCGGTCCGGTTCCTACCAGCACGCTGATCATCTTCTTCTCAGCTGCCGCGTTCACCTTTCCTACGTTGTAGGAATTCGGATTGCGCGCCTCGATGGCTGTATTGTTCGCTTTGGTGGCCTTTGCCGCTGCCTTGCCCGCTTTCGTCTTTTTAGCCGTGTTCTTCTTCGCATCCGTGTTCGTGTACTGGACCGTCGCACCGGTATAGGTCCCGACGAGCGTACTGTTCCACGAGTACGATTCCATATCGTCTATCGTGAATTCTGCCTTGCACCCTCTGGCCTCGTAGATCTTCTTATCGAAAATCACGAATCCGACCTTGTAGATTTTCAGAAACATTCCCTCGTGCTTACAGAGATCGTACAGAAACTCGCTGTCCGTCTGATCTGCCTGTTCGACGACCTCAATCACCGGCTCTGCGCCATAATAAAAAAGATTCGTCATCCCGTACTCGGCCATCTTCTCCTGCGCGATCTGCTTCAGTGTTACGTTATTCCAAACCTTCGACCGCTTCGTCGATGTGAAATCAGAGGATGCCGGAATCGATATCCCCTTCACCACGCAAACGCTCGGTGGGCCTGAAAACGTGATGTCGTCGACCGTGAAGTTTCCGGCATGATAGTTCGAGAATGTCTCCGGGGAATCCCAGTACGCAAATGTTAGTGCAACCTCCAGATTGTGTTCTTTCTCAATCGCCGTACTCATCGCCATCCAGCTTGCTGCGGATCCAGCGAATGTTATCGTGATCTCATCTGACTTGCCCTGGTCATTATCTGTATATTCGATGCTCTCTGCCCGCTCTGTCAGGCCAACCTCTTTTCCGTCGTAATAGATGAGCGGGACGATCTTTCTTGCGTTAGCCATTGAGTACCGTCCTCCAGTCCGGGAAATCCGACTCGACGTCGACCGTCTCGAACGTCTCCCGCGCAGGCACCGTGACTTCGATGCCTGCCGGAAAGACGAGATAGTCAATCAGCTGACGGTTCGCATCCATGATCTTGTCACACAGATGCTCATCTCCGTAATACTGATATGCGATTTTATCGAACGTATCTCCGGCGATCGTGATGTGCTTCTGTACCTTTGATGTCATGCTGCCTCCCTTAATAGCTCAGCCTTACGCTGTCTCTCATATATCTGCTCATATACTGTTTGAACTGCGAATACGATTCGGAAGCTACCTTTCTCAGATCACTCTCGTTTGCGGATCCGCTGATATTAAATACCGGCGCATACGTTACCGTCTGCCCTCCGGCAATTCCGGTATTACCTGCTGCAGTCAGCTCTGCGCCCACCTGGTTATAGAGGTCTGCTGCGCGCTGGCTCCGGTTGATCGGGATGATTCCTTCTGAATCGCCTCCCTCTCCTACCCACGAGAGCGTCGGTGTCCGCACGATCGAGCCTGCTGCATTCTTCTTCGGATAAACAATCGACGGAGCGAATCCGCCGCCCATCTGCGAAAAGCGCGTGCTGATGTTCACATTCATGATCGCATCTACATCAATCGGATTTTTGAAATTGCTTTTCGCGCGCGCCTCTGCCTCCTCATAGACCGCATCGACGCCGGCGTCAACCTTCGCCTTGTTGCCTTCGATCGACTTGCTCAGCTCTTCCGGAAGCTCTGTGCCCTTATCTCTCAGTGACGCAAGCGCTGCATCGTACTGCGGATTCTCTGCTGCTGCCTTCCCGAGGACCTCAAACATGGCGTCCATGTTTCCACTGAGTGCCTCGAGATTTGTCACGTTATCGAGCGCCTTCTGCAGCGATTCCGGAATCTCCTGTCCGGCATCCCGCAGCTCCTGCGCCTTTTCCTTCATCGCGTCGATCTGAGGCTGTATCTTCTCCAACAGCCCGCTGATCGCATCCTGCGTTGACGAATCCACATCGAACTGTCCGAGCAGACTTGATCCATCAAGCGCATCTCCGAGTCCGTTCGCACCGCCCTGCATCTTCTGGATAGCTTCCTGCAGAATCGTCGGTGCTTTCTCTGCAAACGCGTCGATTTCGGACCGATATGACGCCTCAATGGTGTCCATCGAATAGTTAAAGCCCTTTTCACTGAGCGCGTCGAGATTCGACTGCAGCTGCGCATCGAGGCTTTCCTTCAGCGAGTCATACGAGTCCTGTGTGATCTCACCTCTGTTCAGCTTGATGTTCAGCGCGCCCAGCTGGTACTCATACGCCGAATTGTAGTTATCCGTCTGCTCGTTGATCTGATCCTGGATTTCTCTCTGCAGATTCTCGAACGACTCGCTTGTCAGCGCTTCACCCGAGTATTTCAGCTCGATCCGCTGCAGTTTCGCTTCCGACTGCGCCTGCGCCACCTCGTTCGTGATTGTGGCCAGCTTCTCCTGGAGCTCCTGAATCATCTTCGCCTCATCGACGTCAATGATTCCGTCCTCCATGGCATCACTGTAGACCTTACCGAGCTGGCTTCCGAGTTCGGTCACTTCTCCGTTCATGCTGTCGTACAGGTCGTCAAGCTCCGAGATCAGCGCGTTACCCTTCTCACTGTTCTCTCCGAACATTGCAGTCACAGAGATATGTGCCGTGTACTTCGCCTGTTCGACCGCCTGCAGGCTCTCTTCGACCATTGAATCGATGCTCGCTTTTAGATCCGCAGAATCGGCCTCGCTCAGCGAGGACCCTGTTTCGATCTTCCATGTCAAGCGTGAGATCTTCTTATTCGCGTCCTCGACGGACTGTGCGATCTTGTCGACCTTTGACATACCCTCGACGGACGCGCTCAGTTTCCCGATCGTGTCCTTCCCGAGGATGTCCTGCGCCGCTTCCTGAAGATCTTCGAGTGACAGCGTCATATTCCCGAAGTGCTTCTCGAGGTTTGCCTCCTTCGCCTTCTTCGCGGCCAGCTTTTCCTGTGTCGCTATACCGGCGATTGCTCCTCCGAGCAATGCGACGCCTCCGATGGCTGCTGTCACCGGGTTTGACGCCATCGCCGTGATGAATCCCGATATCGCCGTGAATCCGCTCTGCGCTTCCTTCCCGACCTTTAGTGCCGTCACTGCGGTCGCGATGCCCATGATGATGCCGGCAGTCTTGTCTCCATTTTCAAGCAGCCACTTTCCTGTTGCGATCAGCGGGTCCGTGAACTCGGTCAATGCGTCCTTCCCGTCCAGAAGCTCTCTCCGCACGGTTGGAATGGCCTCTTCGAGATATTCCGTTGACAGGTCGCCGAATTTGTAGAACCACTGTGTGCCCTCCTGGACCGCTTCTCTCAGCGGTGTTTTGAACAGGTCATAGAGCCTGATGGCGTCGTCTTCCATCGCCGATCTCGCTTTAGCAAAGTCGCCCTGTAGATTGTCCATCTTCGTTTCAGCCATCGTCTCCATCGCGCCATTGCAGTTCTCGAGCGATGCAGCCAGTGAGTCCCACTCGGTCGTTCCGTCCTGGAGTGTCGTCGTGAGACCCTGGAGTATGTTATTGAGGTCAGCTGTGTGTTCCTTACCGCCGATCGTGGCGATGGTCACCTGCCTCTCCTCGTCCGTCATGTTCGCGAGCTTATCGTTCAGCTCTGTGAATGTCTGCTTCAAGCCCTTGAAGGTGCCGTCACTGTTAAACGCTGATAGGCCAAGTTCGGCCATCTTCTTTCCGGCCTTGCCGGTGCCGGTCGTCATGTTCGCGATGACTGCATTCAGCGCGTTACCGGCCTCTGAGCCCTTGACGCCTCGATTCGCCATGACGCCGAGCACGGTCGCTGTATCCTCGACCGGTGCCTTCAGGTTTCTCATGGTACCGCCGACGCCGATCATGGCGTCCATGAACTGTTCGGCGGTCTGGTTTGATTTATTGTTTGCGGTTGCAGCGATGTCGAGATAGTTCGAAAGCCCATCGATCTCGACGCCTGCTGCTGCCATGGAATCCGTCACGAGGTCGGATGTCCTCGCGAGGTCGAGCCCTGACGCCTCTGACAGTCTCAGGACGGACGGCAATGCCTTAATTGAGTCATTCACCGACCATCCTGCGAGTGCCATGTATTCGAGTGCATTTGCGGATTCGCTAGCTGTCTTTGATGTCTCACGGCCCATCTCCATCGCAGCCTTCTTCGCCGCTGCGTACTCTTCCTGTGACGCGCCTGCTGTCGCTGCCCAGGAAGACATTGCGGACTCGAAATCGGATCCAATGGTGATGGATGCAGTTCCCAGCGCCGCCGCGGCTCCTGCCGCCACCTTCATTGCGTCGGTGGCGACGCCCGCTGCTTTCGTGAGTCCTCCCCACATGGAATCGATGCCCGGAGACGCCTTTGCGAATGCTTCGGAAGTGGACACGGCGGTTCCTTTGACTTCTCCGGATGCCTTCGCTGCGGCCCGTGCAATCTCTCTCATCTGCTTCTTTGTCAGATTCGTCGCCTGTCCTAACGACTGGTCCACCATTCCGACAATCTGCAATGCTAATTGATATTTACTGCTGGCCATCTGCGTCTCCTTACATCATTTCTTCTTGCTTGCGTTCAGAATCTCTTCTGTTACTCTGTCCAGTTCATCGATCGGCAGCTCGTAGAGAAACTGCATCGATGTCCCTGTTCTCAAGGAGATTGTCACGATCACCCTCCGAATCGAGTCGATTGATTCTGGAGTTAGACCGTGACGTAGAAAAAAGTTACTACGTACTCCTTCAGTCTGATGGAATCCCGTGCGCTCATCCGGTCGCAGAAGTCCCATGGCTTCTTCGCGCACCGCGCAGCCACGAGCATTGCATACTGCCTCGTGAGCTCTGTACGGGTCCCTGTGAAGCCTCTTCTCGTCATTTCTCTATCTATGTCAACAAGATCATGCGCATTCAGATCCAGAAGCCCGGATAAATCGAGCTCCGTGATCTCCTCACCGTCGTACCTGAACGACTGGTTCAGCTTGAACGTCATCATCTCTTCAATCTTCTGATCTTCAGTTTTTTCTTCTGCCGGGACCGTCTTCTCGACAGCCCCGGCCTCAGCATTTTCAACAACCTTTTTATTCATAACCATTCACCTTTACCTTTTAGCAGAGCCGGCGTACTTCCTCGAGGAGGTCTTCACCGTTGATCTTGCAGATGTTGTTCAGTTTGTCGATCTCAACGATCTTCTCACCGGCAATCTCTATGAGCACATAGGTTACCTCGATGGTTACGGATGACCCCATCGGGTTTGCCGTCTGCACGGAGCCGGGCTTCGATCCGACGCAACGACCGCCGAAAACAATACGAAGTCCGCAGAACTTCGATACACCGGTCGATTTGTCGGTGAGCTGGATCGCGCCTCTCACGTTCAGTCTGACAACCTTCATCGGGTTCATGCAGTCCGCCATGTCCTTATACATGATGCGGAACGGAATCACCTGCTGGATCGAGTCGTACTGACCGATGACCGGCGTATTGTACTTGCCGGCGATGCCTGCGCCGCTGATCTCGGCGGTGAGGTTGTTTAAATCCGCGAGAGACATCTCTCCGGTCACGCCGGCGAGATCATCGCCATCGCCGTTGTAAACATTAAAATTATTGATGATCTCCGGGATATCTTTAGCAGTGATAGTTTTATTCATCTTCATTCACCTCCTAATGCTGTCTGAAGAATGGTCGGGTCGAACTCAATCGCGTTCTCGATCCACTCTGCCGGTGTCCAGAATGCAATCTTCGTCGAGAAGTGAATCTCTCCGTTGAGGATCGATGTAACAGGGTTGTCCGCCTCGTTGAAGGTGATCACGCCGCCGGCGATCGCTCCGGTCGCTGTGAGTGAGTTCAGGTAGATGTTCTCGCTGTCCACGAGGGCCTCGATCAGACGATACGATGCCGGATCGTCGACCTTGCTCTTATATGTCAGAATGAAGTGGTTTCTGTACCAGCTCATCATTCTTCTACATGCGATCCAGCGGTCCTTCGGGTCTGTGGTGCCTGGATATGCAGAGGTGTTGTTGCCCCAGCTCTTCCATCCCTGGTCGTTGATTGCAGTCACGATGCCGTAGCTGTTCACGAGGGCTGCCTGTGCGTTATCCAGGATGACCTCTGTGCCATCTGCGAGCACTGCAGCGGACATGTTAATGATCTCGTTTGACGGAGACTTGTACGGCACATCCCCGTGCTGCGCGTCGGTATACGCGGTCATCGCCGCCCATACTGCAGAATAGCAGTAGATCTTCTTCCCGAGCTTCACCTTCGGCCATACGAGAATTGCGTGCGGATCAGACACAGCGAGTACCGCCTTCGCCTCGAGCAGCTTCGTATAGACCTTCGTTCCGGTCGCTGAAGAGTCCATATCGATGACACATTCGCAGGTGAAGAGGTCGTTGATGTTCTGCGTCTTCGAACGGAGCACCGCAGCCACGCTTGCATCCTGAGACCATCCCGGTGCGAGGATGAGGCCCGGTGTGAGTCCGAACTTCGGGTATATCTGCCGGATAACCTCTGCACCGGTCTCTGCGCCTGTTGCCGCATCCACGCCACCGATCACATCCTTCGCGGTCACGGCGGTCGGATCCAGCTGGTTGCCGGTTACCTTCACGCCGGTGACGGTCTTCGTGGTCGTATTCGAGATGAGCGTTACAGTCACGTAACCGTCATCATCGAAAGCGAGCTCGTAATCGGTGCCCTTTGTGAGCTTCTTCGCATCCTGATCGGTTACGGCGATTGAATCGAGCAGGAGTCCTGTCTCCTTGATGGTGGCCACACCAGCCTCTACGGTCGCCGCTTCTGTGGCTGTGTAGGTCTTCTTGTGTTTCTTCGGATCCAGTACATTGATAAAAATGACCGGAGCTACCGCGAACACTCTGAATGATGCATCCATTGACTGGCAGAGCGTATACTTGTCGAAATCATCGCTATATCCGAGGGCGGCCACCGCCTCCTTAAACGAATATGCGATGATCGGCGTATTGACTGCTGCCGCCGGATTCTCCGCCATATTGATCGGCGCTGTACCGATGACGACCTGGAGACCCGCGGTGCCGTTTACCGGCGCTGTCAGCTGTGTATCGATCTCTCTTGTGGAAATCTTGTGATTATACAAAGCCATGTTTTAATCCTCCTTGATTGTATTTTTCACTTACAACTTCAAACATTTTTGCTCTCGCGGTTCTGCTGTCCGCGAGTTCCGTCTGAGCCCGTGCGAGCTCCGACAGCGAAACGACCAGGTTCCTGATCGCCGGAGTTTCGTCCATCGCCTTCTTCAAGACTTCTGTCAGGCCGTTACTGAAGACGGTCCCCTGCGACACTCCTATAATTGACGGCCCGATATAGACCTTTATCTCATCTGCCCAGCCCGTTGACTGCTCTGCTGCAGCTGCGACCGGCTCATCCTTTTCCCTGATACTCATATGAACTGTCCTCCGCTTTCTCTCTGTATACCCGGATAGCTGAACGTCATCGTGAGCGCGCCGAAGTAGTACGGATAGGTGTCCTCGTCCTGATGCCCAAACTTGAAATCGCACTGGCACGTATACTGACTCGCGAGAAGCGGATCCTTCGCGAAACGCTCGATAGCCTTCCAGATCAGATTCTCTATGTCGTAGTGCCCCTGATTATTCGGATCGTCATCGAACACTCCGAATACAAGCTCCATCAGCACTTCGACATTCGCGTTCGGTCCCTGAATCTCGCCACTGTCGACTTTCACGACGCACCACGGGCACCGGAATATGGCTTCCTCGTACTCTCCCTCGTCGTAAGCGATCGACGCCTCTGCATCGAAGTTCGTATCGTCTCTTGACGGTACCGGAAGCGCCTGCTCGTAAACCTGGAGCTTTACCCGCTCATCTGAGCGTGGCTTCTTGAATGCCATCCCATCCGTGATCTTCTCGATCTCTTCTTTCAATGCCTTCTGCAGGAAGAGCGGCACCCGCCCTCGTGTGTTCACATTCATTTATCGCCCTCCGAGCGCCTTTGCGAGCGCTGCCTGTACCTGTTCATTCAGCTTCTCCCCGATTCTCGGTTCGATCTCTGGATAGACCTTCTCGTTACGGACCATCGCTCTATCTGTAGAGCCCAGGATCTGAACCAGCTTATCTTTTCCGTTTGCGGTCGCCTTCCCCGATCTGTAGAACATGCCGGTTCTACCGGACCCCATCGTCGCGATAAACGCATTCTTATAGGTCGTCATGCTTCCAGAACGCCACTGCGTCGACTGAACCCGGTACTTCTTCTGCTGTCCCAGCATCCTCCATGCGTTTCCGATCCGGCGCGGCCGGACGTCGCTCTTCAGGAACTTCGTCGGCGTCGCCTTCGGTCTCGCCCGGAACTTCATGATGCTCGGAACGCGCTGCTGGTTACCGAAATCGACCTCAGCGCCCAGGCTCGACACCGTGGCCTTTTTGATCACAGCCCTCTTATAGATTCCGCTCGTCGCGTATACCGACTCAGCCTTATTGGACAGCTCGCGCTTCGCGAACTGCGCCGTATCGTTTACGGCCTTCTTGAAAACCTGCTCCGCAGATTTTCCTTCGACGGCATTCATCGCTTTGATGACTCTGTTCACATCGTCGGCGTTCAGATTGAACTTGATGTCTATGCTCATGATGAAATCGCTCCTAATGTGATCGAGTACACGCCCCCCTCGTCGACTGCATCCGATATCCGGTACTTCTTACCATCGAAATCGAGCATGCGCCCGATAGCGGGCAGTCTTCCGAACTCAGATCTCGAAACGTAAAAGAGGAGCTGCCGCTGGAATACTCCATCGATGCGCCCCCCTTCTGCCTGCTTCTTCGACCGGTTGATGATCTCGAGATTGTCCACGATGACATTCATAGACTTTCCGTCGACCTCGTGCCGCTCTCCGAACTCATTCGGATTCATGAACACGTTCCCGATATCCTTGAATAGCTGTTCCTTGAATCCCATTACTTTCTTTTCCTCACTGGATTATCCGGAATCCGTCCGATCAGGTTCTCATCTGATTCGAGATTTCCTCTCGCGATGCCTGTGCGCCCTGCTCTCGCAGATGCCCGCTTCGCTTTCGGTCTCTCCTTTACGGCTTCCGTTTCATACGCGGATCCGCATTCGATCCACGTGTTTTTTTCTTCAGCGTCTTCCGGGAGACAGTCCCCCGGAAGATACTGATGGTTATGAAAAAAGATGGTTGATTTCGCTACCAGCATGGTCTATCAGCCGATCTTGATAGCGACTGTGCTATCGCCCGCCACTGCAGGAACTGCTACGTAACCGGCAGGTGTGGTTGATCCACCCTTCGTCGCGGTAACGCCTGTACCGTTCCAGTAGACGTCCGTTCCGAGTGCTGCTTCACCGGAATCAGCGTACGGAACGATGAAAACGCCCTCTACCTCGACGGCACCGGTCTCACCGGCTGGGATATCCGCACCAGCGACGCCGATTCTCGCGCCTACGGTGACGATGTCACCCGCCTTGATCAGCGCGTCTGTGCTGTTCTTATAATCGAGAGCCTCGCCTCTCTGAAGATATGTTGCTGTCATAATGTCTCCTTTCCGGCATCATCAAATAGTGAGCTTCGTGCCCGGGTTCTTCACGATACCACGGAAGTCACGTACCCAGATGCCTGCATCGATGTACACATCCCAGACGAATCCGAGTGTGCCTGCTGCCTCCATACGTCTCACGGTCGGATCCTTCTTACCGTTCAGGTAATCGACGCCGATCGACGGTGCGCTCATCGGGTCAGCAACGATGAACCACGGAATGTTGCCCGTGCCGGCCATGGAATTGAGATACGGGGACTCGATCACATCGAGCGGGTAGCTCAGGTTCGCAAGCGCGTTCTTGTCGTTGTTGTTGGTGCCCGGCACCTGTGCAGAGTGCAGGATCGTATAGAGATCGAAGCCGTAGCCTATCGGCACGATGATGTGTCTCGGTGTCACATAGATCGGCTCACCGAACTGATCCTTCTGCAGCTGCATGGTGAGGATCATCTTCTGGATGGATGCCACGGTCGGTGCTGTTCCGGACGCAATCACGTTGCTGTGGTCCGCATGGAACAGGGTCTTGCCATCGAAGATCTTCTCGTTGTCCATGATCGTCTTGTAAACGAGCTTGTCGATGGTCTTCTTCGCTTTTACCGCATAGAGACCTGGCATGCGCGTTACGAGGCCGATGTCGTCGTTGATGAACGCCTGACGCGTCAGGCTGAACTGACGACCATAGGTCTTCAGCTTCGATGTCGGCAGAAGCTCAGTCTCCGGCAGGGAGTTCTTCAGCTCACCGTTCTCCGGGACCTCCTCGAAATCGCCGACGCTGTTGATCACGTACTCGTGATCCTTAGACTCCTTGAAGTCACTCTTCGAGCCCTCGGTTACCCACAGCTGGAATGTGGTCGGCGCGTGCTGGTACATCTCTACTACGACCTTGTTCACTGCCGCATCCAGGATCGCCGGGAATGCTGCTGTCGGGTTGTACGCCTGTCTTGTCAGTGCGTCGAAAACTTCATCCGAAGACATGCCGCGGACTCTCGTCGCATCCTCACCGGCTCTGATAAGGCACTCCTGTCCAAGCGCACGGAGATTCATGTTTCTGAAGGACTCAGCGCCCTCTGCTGCATGCTCTACCGTTGCACCGGATCTTAATACGATACCGTCTGCAGCTGCTGCACGGAACTTATCCCCCTCGTCCTGGGTCACTCTTGCGCCCATCGGTGCGTGCGTCCGTCTCATATTCTCGATGACGGCTGCTCTCACCTGCTCGATGGAGGAGCCGTCGTTGATGTACTGCGTCGGATCCATGTCGAACTCTCTGCAAAGTGCAGTTACCTGCGCTACTCTGCTGCGCTCGTTCTCGACGGCTCTCTGTGCCGCCTGTGCACCCTCATTCTCGGTGCCCAGGCCTCTCTGCGCGCCGCCCTGGGGCGGATTTGTGTCCGGCTCGAGTGCATCGATCTGTCTCTGCAGACCATCGAACTCGGACTGCTCCTCTGGTGTCAGATCTCTCTCCTCAGCCTGTGCTGCGTCGATAATCTCCTGCTGTCTTGCCAGCATCTGTTCTCTGTTCATTTCCTACCTCCATTGTTTAAAATGTTTTTGTTGTATTGAAGCTGTCGGCTGAAGAAACCGATCGACCTTCCCGTGTTTTCATGTTCCTCTGCGGAACGTCCTACGCCGACGGTGTAATCCGCCGGTACGGATACGATAGATATCTCGTATGGCGTCCATCTCTTCGCGATGGAAACCGGACCTGTAAATCTTCCGTCGCTGGATTTCTTGTTGGTCGCGACTTCCTCCCAGCATTCCACCTGGTATCCGACAGAGACGCCCTTCAGCGATCCGCCGATCACCTTCTTGAAAATCACATCGGATTCCTCGTCCTCATCGAACTGCACGGTCGCCACGCCTCTGTTCCCCTCGACGGAGCAGGTCAGCACCTTGCCGATCACCTTGTCTCTGTTGTGGTTGAAGAGCATGCAGCCGATTTCCTGCAGCCTTACCAGATCCACACAGCCTTCTGAATGGTCGAGGATCTCCGTCCCCCACCAGCGGTTATATGGTTCCTCTGAGCTGAATGAGAGCTCTGCAGTCCTCTTCTCTTCGTCGATCTGCCGTGTCTGCATCGCAAACGTTCTTTCGAGCCGTCCACCCATTTCGCGCTTTTTATTTCGTGTTTCCACTGATCATCCCTCCTACTATGACGCCCTTCCCCGCTGCATATTCCTGAATCTCGGCCATCTCGTCGATCTGTTCCCTCCAGTCGCGGCCATGTTCGGCGGCGAGCTCGGCGAATGTCTTCTCTCCAGTCTGCAGCGCGGTCTTGTTGGCGTTTGCTTCCTTTGCCGGATCAATCCACTTCTTCGGTGCCTTGATCCACTTGTGCTCGAAATAGGTTTCCTTCTCGGTCCAGAAGTTCCTGATCTGCACTGCACCGGACAGCACGCACGAGATCACGAATGTCTCGTAGATCTCATCGAGCGCATCTATCAGCATCTCAACGTCTTCCTGGTAGGTCATCTCGTCCTCGATGACGCCCTGGCGTGCAGATGAGTAATTCGATTCGGACATGTCCCTTGAAACCGTCTCATAGGACAGTCCCTGGCCGGATCCGGTCATCCGCATCTGCTGCTTGATAAACTGCGTCGCATCTGTCGCAGCGCCAGCAGGGATGACGGTCTGTACCTCATCTCCCGGATTCAGGTACTGGATCATGCCAGGCGTCAGCATCTTGCCCTGATACCGCTCACCGTTTCCGCCGTCCGCGAGGTTCGAACGCCCCAGCGACGGCGGGAGCGCCCGCTTGATGAATACTGACAGACATGCCAGCACTCGTTCTTTCACCGATACGGACTGAATAAACTCGTTGATGTCGCGGATCCGCGTGATGGTCGGCGACATGTCGGACATCTCTCTGATCTGCGACGGTCTGCGCTTTGAGTACATGAAGATAACATCCTTCGCGTCGACGCGTTCCGTGTTCTCCACGGTGTAGCCATCTGTCGAGTATCTCCGGAAGAAATAGGCGACCGGCTTATTCCAGGCATTGTATTCGATACCTCCGACCACCTTGTTTCCCTTCTGGCCCGGCG